TTCAACTTTGCTTTTGATTTGTATATTGTTTTAAATAGTTCGTATGTCTTTTTAGTAAATTGATAATGTGTCTTGCAATCTTTAAACAATCTTTTTGCATAAGCCTTTCCATAACCTTTGCAGTAGTTTACATTGTCTGCACTATCTCCAACTATCATTTGTTCGTAGAAGTTATATAAAGCCTCGTAAGGACTTATATCTATTATCTCTTGATGTTTGTAGTGATAGTTATACATAAGGCAAGGTAGTTGTTTATAATCCTTGTCAAGCGATACTATTATGACATTGTTGTGTCCTAACTCGTCTGTAAGTGTTTTCCAATACGTAGCAACTAAATCATCTGTTTCTATTCCATAAGAACTTTTTGTGCTATATATCTCTTGTATGTGTTCGTGCATCTCAAATAGCAATTTAGGATGTTGTTGCTTTTTTCTGTTTGCTTTATAGTTGGTGTCTAGTATCTTTCTAAAATTACCTTTGCTATTGTTAAAAGTAATTACTCTTTCAATTTCGTAGGTTTCTTCTAGTTTGTTTACAATTGACATAAATACCTCATCAAACTTTCCTATAGCTTCATCAAGTATGTCATCAACACCACAACAAGAAGAATATACTAAACTATCTGCATCAAATAAAACTACCATTGTTCTTCTATTATTTCTATGGCTTGATTCTCTAACTCATCAATTACTTCTTGTTCTAATATGTCTATAATGTCTTGTCCTCCACATAGCACTTTAAAACAATTAAAATCACTACTGAAATCTGGATACATATAACTACCATCTTGTCCCTTGTTAAATATTCCTACAACAACTAATTCTATGTCGTTATATACTAATGTTACCTCTTCCATAATTTGTTTTGTTTTGCGTAAATATAAACAATTTTGTTAATATATACTAGTCATCTTTAAAATCTTTTGTAGCTTTAGTTAAAAATTCATCAATACCATCTACTCTTTTAGATAGTTTTTCTATTGCTACATATAAAGTCGCTACTGTTGATTCAAGTATTTTAAATCTTTCTTTGGTTGTGTATTTTTTGTTTTTCATAAATCATTAATATTATTAAGTTGATTGTTTTTAATTTCTAATATAGGAGCTTTTAAGCTAAAACTGCTTCCATCTGTTCGTTGTCTTGTTTGACCTTTTATAAATAACTTTCCTTTAGATTTTAATTCTTGTTTAGTAACCCACCCACAAATAGATAATTTATTAGTCTTTTTATTTAAAGAACAAAAAATATATCCATCGCAATCATATTTTAATTGATATGTAATAAAATTATTAACAAAATATTCTTTAGGATTTACATTTCTTCCCATTGTTTTAACATCAAACTTTTTTCCTTTATAAATAAAATCATAACCACCATCAAACCCTTCAGAATATTTATGTTCAATCTTCAGATATTTTTTTACTAAAATTTCCCCTAATAACCCAACAAATTGTTCTTCTTTACTTCCATTAGCTTTAGACCTATTACCAATGTTATTAGTTTTTAGATAATTCCAAACTTCTGTTTTTAATTTGCTATCAACGTCTAATATCATAATTCCATTAGTTCGTTTATTACTGTATGTCCTCCTAACACTACTGCGCAAGCAATAGCTGGTTTCTTTCCTCTTTTAGCGTATGCCATAGCATAAGAACTTGCATCTATTCCACATCCTACTTGTGCGCCAAATACTTTAAAGTTCTGACCTACATACCACTCTGTGTAACATTGTGTGTGCAAGTGTCCTTGTATTGTACTTTGCATATCTGCTCTGCATTTAGTTCTTGCAGTTCCAGCTTCTCCGTGTATGTATTGTACGTTATCAATTACAACCCTATCAACAAATTTCCATTGTGGAACTTCTAGTACATCTTTGTAAGCTTTTATCCATTTCTTTGGCACTGCGCTTGTTTGTGCCTTCCTCATTATTAAACGGTCGTGATTTCCTATTGTAACTTCTGCCTTTGGGAATGCTTCATACCATTTTGATATTTTTTTAATAGCTAAATCAAGTTCTGTTTTACCTGTATATTCAGCATTTATATCAACTTCGTGAAAAGAAGCGTAATGATTGTCAATCACATCTCCAATAAATACAACCCTATTGCAATTATACTTTGCATATGTTTCTTGACAATGTTCTAAATATCCATCTAAACAAAATGGCTCGTGTAAGTCTCCAATAACTAAAACTCTTGTTTCTTTTTTAGTTATGTTCTCGTAAGCTACTTTTTTATTACCGTTTAATCTTGGTCTAATTTCCATAAGTTTTATATAAAGAGTTTAATTCATTAGTTATACTTCTAATACAACTCCCACAAGATGTTATTATTTTTCTATCGCTAAATACCCTGTTGTATATTTTTAATAATTTTTTTTGTTCTTCTGGTTTTACTCTTGTTCTATGTTTTTCAAACCAATATTGCAAATAATAATATTCAGTTTCTAACAAACATTTTGGACGTTTATATCTAAATGCTTTATTTAGTGCTTCTTGTCGTTCATCACAACCACAATCTTCTCCAGCTATAAACTTTACAGCTTTAGCTATTCCTGTGGCTTTAGTAATCTTGGCAATAGTATCTCCTAAACCTTTTGATTGTTTGTCAAAATTTGCTTTCCATTCTTTGTACTCTTTAGTACGTTTGTCTTTTGGTGGTTTCATATTAAATTGTAATCTTCGTTTTTAAAATCTTCGTAGTCTTCACTAAACTTATCTCTTATTTTATTTTTCCCTTTTTTTANTGTATGAAATATATTNACTGGACTTATTTTAGTTTCACTTGATAAACCTCTAATGCTTAAATCNGTATCNCTATATAATTCATATATACTTTTNTCGTACCAATGCCACTCATCTAACTCGTTATCCATCTTTTGACATAATCTCCAAAACGCTTCTTCTTTTTTTATTTCATCAGTAGATGTAAACTTGTGCATATCTTTTTCTGGAATCTCGTTAAAGTCTTTGTCTTTGTAAAATTCTTCTATTTGTATTTTATGTACTTTGTTTTTTAATTTGATATAGTTTATAAATACGCTTCTAATAGTGAAATACATATATGCCTTCGAATACTTACCATTGCTATATACATTTTTATTATCTGCATATTTTATAATCTTTAAATAGCTTTCTTGTACTATGTCTTCTGCATAATCCTTTGCCCCTAGATTTTTTGCTATTTGTACCCACTCTTTATGATTTTTACCTAATGCTACTAAAAATTCTGTCATACTAAAAACTTACACCTTTTAAGGGGTTATATAAATCTCCTACAATTTCTGGAAGACCTATGTCGTTAACTTTAAAGCTAAATGTTTCAAATGCATAACCTCTGCTCCGTTTACATTTAACTGTTATCCAATCCTTGTTTACTGTGTTTGTTTCTAATTGTATTACTGTCTCTGCTTTCTTTTCTAAAAAACTACCTAAATGACCAGTACCTAATTTTGCACTACCAAAATTTTGATGTATAACCACCATTATATGACAATTATAACGAGCCGAAAATTCCATTAATTTTTGGACACATTCTGAACTTGATATAATATCGTTAGAGTCTTGCACTAAATCTGCAACTCCATCTATTAAAATTAAACCATTTTTATCTTTATTTTCTTTTAATACATATTCTATAAACTCTAATCTTTGTTTATAATTAATAGTTCTTAAAGCAAATGTTTTATAGTTGTCTTCACTTTCTGATGATGACATCTGTAAAATTCTTTTTGCAACTCGTGTTGAGTGCCATATGCCTTGTTCTGTATCAAAATGAATACAATCTTTATTTTCTCTATGCCCTTTTAAATTACCTCCAAATTTATTTTGACCACTTAAATATACTGATGCTAACAAAGATATAAAAAATGTTTTTTTTGTCTTTGGGGGTGCTGTAATTACAGATAAATTATTTAAACTTGCAAATGTGGTTGGTACATTTAATTGTCCATTTTTAGTTTTTATTTTTGTTTCTCCTAAACTTAATACTGAAGGAGGATATTCTACATTATCATTAGTGTTTATTTTACACTCCTCCTTGATAAGTTCCATCAACATTTGATGTGTTGTTTCTTTTTCTGTCATAAAAAAAGGAGGGCTTTTACACCCTCCCAAATATTAAAATGGTAAATCTACATTGTTGTTGTCTTGTGGTTGAGCTTCTTGCTGTGCTTTAGTAGACTTGCCATCAGTCCAAACTACTTTGCCATTGCCTATGTATTGCTTTGGCTTTTTAGCTTCTCTCTCTTCTTTTGTTTGAGAATCAAAGGCTGATACGTTTTGACCGAATTGGTTTGTTTCATCGTTTACACTTATTGTTAAGTTATAGTAAACGCCTTTTTTACCTTTTACAAATTTTTCTTTAGGTAGATTTTCTACGTTGATGTTTAAATTGATTAATGATGCCATTGTTATTTATTTAGGTTTATTAATTTATCTTTATTTACTTTTTTAAAATCTTCTGATTCGTCTTCTCCAAATACCCCTAACTCATAAAAACCAGTTAGTTTAAGTACTGCTCTTGATAAAGCTCTTTTCTCTGCCATTTCTGCAACATACCAAGTATTACAATTACCATCTTTAAATGACCCACCTTTTAAAGCAGAACCAAAGGTTTCAATTAATACACTTGGTTTACTATTAAGAAATGCAATTGCTTTAAATACTGCAAAATTTGTTTCGCATTTTATAACTTCATAGCTAATATTTATTTTTTCTTTTGCTTGTATTTTTTCAATACCCATTCTTGTAATAATTACATAATGTTGATGTTTATATACATCATCTTTTGTTAGTTCGTACTTGTTATACAAGTCTAATAGTTTTTCTCTGTTCATTTTTTTGATTTTAATTTTCCATTTTGTTTTATTTTTTTTTGTTGTTTTATAAGTTGTTAATATTATACTGTAAATCATCTATTGAATTAAGTATATATTGAACTTCTGAAATTCTATAAAGTTTATTACTTTCTTTATTGTTTATCTTATCCATTACTAATGAATAAACCTCATCTAATAATTTTATTTCTTTATGCATTTTGTTTTGTTGTTTTTATAAATATGTTTATTTGCGTTCTTTTCAGCTAAATCGTAAATGATTAAAGTTATTAGCATTCCTAGTATTATTCCAATTAAAAAAAAAGCTATTTCAATTTGTGTCATTTTATTATGTTTTGTACGTTGTTTTTAAAATTATAAAAATCTATTTGTTGTTTTCTTATTTCTTGTTTAATGTTACTGTTGTTTAATCTTAACTCTCTATTTTCTATGTGCATTGAATTAATGTAAAAATACATTTCACTTAATGCTTTCATATATTTATTAGTTTCTTTAGGTTTAGTTTTATTAAACTCTAAAAGTAAGTTAGCTAGTAGATCATAGTTAGTATGAAAGTTAATCTCTTGTAATGTCATTAAACACTTCTTTTTTTACTATATCTCTATATGCTGATGGGCAACTCTCATCACATAATTCAAATATAAAGGTTTCTAAATTAGTTATCTTTTGTGTAGCTTTAAATAGTTCTTTTTGTAAAGCATCTATTTGCATATTTTTATAGTCTATTAAATCTTTCATGTTATAAGTTGCTAAAGTTATTAATTTCTAGTCTAACACCAGAACAATTACGTTGTTCTAAAATACATTTGTTAAATAAAGAATATCTAAATGCTTTAAAATAATCAGTTTCTTTAATTTGGTCGCCTTGTTGTGTAGTAATAATGTAATACATTTTGTTTTGTTTTATTGTTATACGTAAATATAATACTTTTTATTTAATTAACAACTATGTTTATAAAAAAATATATAATTTTAACAAAACTTTAACAAAAAAAGAGGCTAACCGAAGCCAACCCCTTTTCAAGAAAACAAAACAAAACAAGAATTATTTTAAGTTAGTTAGTAATTCATTATAATAATTAATTTTATCTAATAGTTGTATATCGCTAAACTTTGTTATTTCTCTACTTTTATTTTGTAATTCTTCAGCAGTTCCTTTTCCGTATGCATCTTCTAAATATAAACCATATTTATATTGTTCTCCGTACTTCATTACATTACAAGCATAACATTGAACTTGTACGTTAGTTTCATTCCATCTAGTAGCATAATGTTTTCTACTCATAAAATGACCAGCCTGTAATTTCTTATAATGTGTCTGCTTATCACAGGTTACACATTTAGCAATTTCATTGACTGCAAATCTTCTTCTTATATACTGACTAAATACATTATCAAGTTTTTTAACTATTGTCTTTCTTGATGGTTTTTTAGGCATTATATTATTTCGTTGTCTATCTGCTGAATTAAATAACGTAAATCTTCTTTACTAAATTTACCTTCTATCGTTTCTTTGTAAGTAGATAGTTTTAGATCGTAGTATTCAGATTGGTTTTCATACCTTTTAATTTTTACTGCTATATTCATAGTTTAAATATAATATTTTTTTATTTAAAAAAAAAGTAATAACTTTAAAATTTTTAATTATTATGATTTTTATATAAAATTAAACATAAATAGATATAAAAAAAAACAAATATATATAACAAAATTAATATAAATATTAAATTATAAATATAATGATATCTGAAAAATATTCAAATTTATTTGGCTACTTTCTGGTTTTTTCGTAACTACGACCACCAAAATATGCACCGACTATTAAAGACAATAGTCCAGTAATGTTTTCTAAAGAGTAATTTAAATACCAACCAACAACATAAGCAACTGAAAAGAACATTAATGTAAGTGGTCTTATATTTTTAGAAAGTTTATTATCAGAATTCAAATCTGCTTCCCATCGTTTAGTTACTTCTTGCATCTCTACCATATCCATTTCAAGCAGTTTTAACGCTTTTTCTTTATCTTCTGGTGGTAATGACTGATCTTTGTCTATAAGTCCTTTAACAATACCTAAAACACCATTAGAAGGTAAAGCATCTCCTAATGTATTAACAATACCAGAACCATTGTTAAGTAAAAATTTACCTACTTTTGTATCTTTAAATTTCTTCGCCATATCCCCATTTAAAATGTATACAAATAAATATTAAGTAAAAATTTAGTTCTGCGTTATCTTCTTCGTCTAATTGTGGATAATATTCAAATCCGAACATTAAACCTCTTTCTAATAAATTGCTAAATCCTAGTATCATATTTTTTATTTTTTAGTGTAATTCCAACGTGCTTTTGTGCCTCGTATATCGTAATGTATAAAAGAAGAATAAATACCAATTCCACCTTGTAGCATTTCTCCCTTACTTATTAAATCCTCTATTATTTTAGATAATTCAATAGGCAACATACCTTTAACAACAATATCTGCTGCCCTTCCCATTATATGTTGTGAATCTTTTACACCACCAATAGATGCGTTGTATTCTTGACTTCTCCAAGCTGAATTAATTTTTATTGGTTTTTTTATATAATTTCTTAAAACCTGTAATTGATTTGCAACCTTAAC